CAGGAAAGGCTCTGTAATTCCTGATGGTAAGAATCATGGTCTTATCTTTGTTCTTGACTGGAGTGGTTCCATGAGTAAGGTTATGCTTGACACAATCAAGCAACTCTACAATTTGATCTGGTTCTGTAAGAAAGTCTCTATTCCTTTTGAGGTGTATGCTTTCACGAACGAGTGGAAGAGACCTGAGATTAACTATGAAACTGGTGAAACTATCAAACCAGCAGATTGGACTTGTTCTTATGAAAAGAAAGAAAATCTTCTTGTTGTTCATGAACAATTCTCTCTGATGAATCTTCTGACCAGTAAAACAAATGGAAAGCAACTGGAACACCAACTCATTAACATTTGGCGTATCGCAAAATCCTACAGTAATTTTTACGGGTCTGTTTATTCTACTCCTACTCGTTTGGGTCTATCTGGCACTCCTCTGAACGAAGCATTTGTGTGCCTTCATCAGATTCTTCCAAAATTCCAATGTGAGAATAAACTGCAGAAAGTTCAGTGTATTGTTCTGACTGATGGTGAAGCAAACCATCTTCCTTATCATGTTGAGGTTAAACGCCATTGGGAGAAAGAACCTTACATTGGAAATCGTCATTTGCAAGGTGGTATTTCTTTTCTTCGGGATCGTAAGACTGGTAATACATATCAGATTCCTTATGGTTGGCATGGATTCTCTGACCTGATGCTTCAAAATCTTCGTGATAACTTCCCTACGGTCAACTTTGTGGGCATCCGTGTTGTTGAAAACCGTGATGCAAACGGATTCTTCAGACTGTATTATGATCAGAACTCTGATGCTTTCCGTAAAATTCAGAGTGAGTGGAAGAAACAGCGTAGTTGCACTATCAAAACTTCTGGATATGATGCATATTTCGCTATGTCTTCTTCATCACTTTCTCAAGATTCTGAATTTGAAGTTGATGATGGTGCAACAAAAGCAAAGATCAAGTCTGCATTTATCAAGTCTTTGAAGACTAAGAAACTAAATAAGAAAGTTCTAGGCGAATTTATTTCTTTAGTAGCATGACCAAAGAAAATTGGAGAGAAATAGCAAAGGCATCAGAGAAGGATCCTAAGGTAATTGATATCCTTGAGAATGGTCCTAGGTCCCTTACACAAGCATGGTTACTCCAAGCTATGCGATATAAATATGGACAATCTGACAAGTGACACGCGGGGGGTTTGAGACCCCCCTTTTCCGTCTATAATAACTTCAGTTCAAACAAAGCAAATGGGTCTTTCCAAACAAAGCATCGTCAACTCTCTTGTGGAATCTTACGGCGAGTCCGTGACTTCTGCAGAGATCAAGGCGTTCTGTGCGATGAATGACTTTAACTATCAAACTATCACTAACAAACTGACTGAATTCAAAGTTGGTCGCGGTAAGTGGAACCTGGAAGTAACAAAAGAGACTGTAGAAGAACTAGAAACAACTTATAATGCTCCTGCTGCTCTGCCAGCAATCGAACAAAACCTTATTCCTCGTAAAGATGATTCCTTCGTCCAGTTTGGTAATTTCTCAGATATTAAGAAAATTGTTAAGTCCCGTCACTTCTACCCTACGTTTATCACGGGTCTCTCGGGCAATGGCAAAACGTTCTCTGTTGAGCAAGCGTGTGCTCAACTCGGACGGGAACTCATCCGAGTCAACATCACGGTAGAAACTGATGAAGACGATCTTATTGGTGGTTTCCGTCTTGTTGGCGGAGAAACCGTTTGGCACAATGGACCAGTTATCGAAGCCCTGCAACGGGGTGCTGTGCTGCTCCTTGACGAGATCGACCTTGCCTCAAACAAAATCCTCTGTCTTCAATCTATTCTCGAAGGGAAAGGAGTTTTCCTCAAGAAGATTGGCAAATGGGTTGCACCCGCAGAAGGTTTCCAAGTATTCGCAACCGCCAACACTAAAGGCAAAGGTAGCGACGACGGACGATTCATTGGAACTAATGTGCTCAACGAAGCGTTCCTTGAACGGTTCCCTGTGACCTTTGAGCAAGAGTATCCTACTCCTCTTACTGAGCAGAGGATCCTCAGTAAAATCTGCAAGGATGAAGAGTTCTGCAAGCGTCTGGCAGACTGGGCAGACATCATCCGCAAGACTTTCTATGACGGTGGTATTGAAGAGATTATCTCTACTCGCCGCCTGGTTCATATTGTCAAGGCATATAGCATCTTTGGAGACAAGGCAAAGGCAATTCAAGTCTGTGTCAATCGTTTCGATGATGAAACCAAGCAGGCATTCCTGGAACTGTATGACAAGGTTGATGCTGATTTTGTGATGCCCGTTGACGAGCAGGTGCAATCCTGATAGAATATGACTAACTCTTGGAGTCTACTTTACGATACAATGTCCGAACTAAAAAATGATACTATTACTATCCTTGGTGGTAATGTAACTGAAGCAACTAGTACTGACTGGAATGATTTTTGGAGTGAGGATGGTATTGAGTTTGTAGGTAATCCCTACGCCTATGATCCAGTACATTCCTCTTATGCTACTGATACTATTTCTTTTGATCTTGATATGACTAGCCACAATCCCAATCGTTTTAAGTACAGCGAAGAACGAATTATTAAAGAACTGACCGATTATATTTCTGCAACATACAATCAGCATTATTCTGCTGGTGATGATGCTGTACAAACTCTTGATTTGATTGAAGCATGTGGAGATGGTGAATCCTTCTGCCGCAGCAACATTCTCAAGTATGCCTCTCGCTATGATAAGAAAGGTACTGCCCGACGTGACATTATGAAGATCCTGCATTATGCTGTGCTTCTGATGCATTTCAACGACAAGAATGCAAAACGTGAAACCTATCCTCAATGATGAAAATTCGTAACCACATGAGACTTTCTGATAAAACTCTAAATCTTCTCAAAAACTTTTGCACCATCAATCAATCTATCCTTTTCAGGAAAGGTAATAAACTTCGTACTATTTCTGTAATGAAGAACATCCTTGCAGAAGCAGAGATCCCTGAAGATCTCCCAAAGGACTTTGGTGTTTACGAACTGAACAAGTTTCTGACCCTGATGTCTCTTTGCCAAACTCCAGAGATCGATTTTGCTAACTCAGGTCACCTTCTTATCAAAGATGGAAACAGGACTTCTAAGTTTTTCTTTGCAGATCCAAACGTAATTGTAACTCCTCCCGAAAAGGAAATTGAGTTCCCTGCTGCAGATGTAAGTTTTGATCTCTCTACATCTGATCTTGAGACACTGCTCAAAGCAGCAGGAGTGATCGATGCTCCAGATCTTTCTGCCATTGGCGATGGATCTGTTATCAAACTGGTAGTTAGGGATAAGAAGAACCCAACTTCCAATGACTTCTCTATTGTTGCTGGAGAAACTGATAAAACCTTTACCTGCAACTTTAAAGTAGAGAATATCAAAATTCTTCCTGGAAATTACACGGTGACAATCTCAAGTAAACTTTTGTCACTGTTCTCATCCACGAAACAAAATCTCAAGTATTATATTGCTTTAGAACCAGATTCTACTTTTGAATGAACATCTTCGTAACTGATCCCGATCCCAATAAGTCTGCTAGAGTTCTTCCTGACAAACACATTGTTAAGATGCCTCTAGAGACTTGTCAGATGCTTGCTATTGTATGCTCTGATAAATGGGGTCATGGTTTTGGCACCCTTCCCAGAGCAGATGGTACTCCCTATGCTACTGAGAAGGGTGCTTTTCGTAATCACCCCTGTACTATTTGGGCAAACTCCTTCGTAAATAATTGGAGGTGGTTACTTGCTCATGGACTTTCTATGTGTGATGAATACGCACTGAGGTATGGCAAACCACATACCTGCTTCAATACTCTCATGGCAGCAAACGAAATCCTTCCCTGTGCAGATCCACAGGGGAGATCTGGTAAGGGTCCAACTCCCTTTGTCTTTGCTGGACCTGATGAGTTTAAGTATGATGATAGTATTGACATCTACACAAAGTACAAGATGTATATTGCATCTAAACCATGGGTAAAAAACAATTATCTTAGAATGCCAAATCGAAAACCCGACTGGGTGTAACACACTTTACAATTGTTCACTTTAATACATATACATAGAGTCATAAAAAACATGAACCTATCACTTCAAGAAGTCGATCATCTTATCAATGCACTAGAAAAAATGTCCTCTTATGAAGTGGCAAGAACAAGGGAACAAATCGAACCAGGAGTAACAGATCATCGGGGTTTAGTTAATAAACTTAAGGATTATCGTCTTCGTTTAACATGACAATTCACGAAAGAATAGAAGAACTATCTAAGATTGGTCGTAATGATGATGGATCAATCTATAGAAAAGCAGGAACAAAAGAATATTTTGATGCAGTCAAATTAGTTAGTGACTGGATGATTGAAGATGGGATGCACACATATATCGATGAATATCATAATCTTATTGGAATAATCCCTGGAACAGATTCCGATGCAAAACCAATTGTAGTTGGTTCTCACATTGATACCGTACCTACTGGTGGTAAGTATGATGGTGTCCTGGGAGTTTTGGGTGGGATGGAAGCAGCAAAAAGACTGAAAGGAACTACCAAACATCCTATTCAGGTTGTTGCTTTTTTTGATGAAGAAGACAGTATGTCTGGTTCTATCGGATTCTCACAATCTAAATCGGTATATGACATAAAAGCGTTTCTTGAGTTGCATGTAGAACAGGGACCAGTTCTCGATAAGAGAGGTGCTGATATTGGTGTTGTTCAGGGCATCGTAGGACAAAGAAGGTGTAAGTTTACTATCACTGGTCAACCTAATCATGCTGGCACTACACCAATGGACATGAGAGATGATGCACTTGTCAAAGCATCTGAGTTGGTGTCTTATGTGTATCACAGAGCATCTATTTACAATGAACTGGTAGCGACGGTTGGTAAACTAGATGTTTCACCTAACCTATTCAGTATTATTCCTGGTAGAGTAGACCTGACGCTGCAGATTCGAGATTTAGATATATCAAACATTATCAGGTTTGCGTCTGATGTTGCATCTAAATTTGATTTGATTTATGAAACCGATTATGAATCAACACCCGTACCATGCGATAGAAATATCATGAATATGATTTCCGATTCTACTGGAGATCTTTCTTATATTGAGATGCCTAGTCGTGCTTCACATGACGCTCAGAACTTTTCTAAATGGCCAATGGGAATGATATTTGTTCCAAGTAAAGATGGAATCAGTCATTCGTCGGAAGAATATACATCTCCCGAACAATGTGACAATGGTATTGATGTACTGACTGAAACTATCAAAAAGATCCAATCATGAATGCAATTTTCAACTTTTTCCTTGCTGCACTGTTATGGGTTCAAGTTCCACAATGGTCAGATGACTGGTCTCATTGCGCTGTAGATGTCCCCGACTCATCCTGTCACTGGTATGTCGCTAATGCCGATAATACTTTTGGTGAAGGATTTGATTGGGAGACTGCGCCATGGTATAGTGTGGAAGGATTGCAAGATGTTGCCAATCTCCATGATCAGGTGCTAGAATCTGGTCACCAATACACTATGGATGCACTTCAGGATGAAGGAATTTGATTATGACTTGGATTACAAATCTCTGGACTTCACAGATGCAGAGACTCGCAAACTTTATCGTATTGGAAGGGGAGAACAAGGGGTTCTATTGGTACGCCCTTATACAGACGATATTTGTGCTCACTGGAGATTTGTAGATGAGGAAGCGGCTACTAGATCTTCTAATCAAATATACAGGATGTTCTGTGAATATCGAGAAAGGAAAGATTTCATTGGCATGGACATGGCGCGGAAATTTCTTGAGATGGGATTCACCCGTGCCAGACGGTATGCCAATCATAGTTCGGGACGAAAATATGGAAAAGGTGGGCGTGTATTACCCATTGAGTCCGACTGCCTTACAAACCAGAAAGCAAAGGCAGCAGAGATTTTCAAAAGAGTAAGAGATAAAGCGGCATATGACCCTGAATATGCTATAATGAGAAAACAGTGGAGAACTTCTGAATGAATAATGATTTCCTTTGGGTTGAGAAGTATCGACCCAAAACTATTGAAGAATGTATTTTACCAACAAATATTAAGAAGACGTTCCTTGAGTTCCTAGATAAAGGAGAGGTTCCGAATCTTCTTCTTTCTGGACCTGCTGGATGTGGAAAGACCACTGTCGCTAAAGCACTGTGCAATGAATTGGGAGTAGATGTTTATGTCATCAACGGATCCGATGAAGGACGATTTCTTGATACGGTCAGAAATACTGCGAAAAACTTCGCTTCGACCGTCTCGCTTCAAGCAACTGGCAAACACAAAGTCATCATCATTGATGAGGCAGATAATACAACCAACGATGTACAACTCCTCCTACGGGCGTTTACTGAGGAGTTTAGTGGCAACTGCAGATTCATCTTCACTTGTAACTTCAAAAACAAAATCATCGAACCCCTCCACTCCCGCTGCGCGTGTGTTGACTTTTCAACCAATTCCAAAAGCAAACCCCAACTCGCCGCCAAGTTCTTCCAAAGAATCCAAGAAATCTTGGATACAGAAGGTGTTGAATATGATAACAAGGTCCTGGTAGAACTGATTAACAAACACTTCCCTGATTGGCGACGTGTTTTGAATGAATGCCAACGCTACTCTGCTGGTGGTAAGATTGACTCTGGCATTCTTGCAACCTTTAGTGATGTAAAAGTAAATGACTTGGTTAAGAAACTTAAGGACAAAGATTTTCCCGAAGTACGTAAATGGGTTGTCAATAACTTGGACAATGATACTTCTGTCCTATTGCGTCGTATTTACGATGCTTGTTATGATTCCATGGTTCCGAATAGTATTCCTGCTGCTGTGCTTACTCTTGCTAAGTATCAGTATCAAATGGCATTTGTGGCAGATCAGGAAATAAATATGCTAGCATGTCTTACTGAAATTATGGTGGAGTGTGAATTCAAATGAAACCTAAAGTTAGAGCACAAGTTAAGTCCAGATTCTATTATGTTTTCTGGGGTATTGCTACCGTCGCTGTTGTAGCAGGACAACTCTATGTGGGAACTGGATATCGTCTTCTGCATAGTGGTATGGTAGAATTACTAGATAAAGTCGATGGAGTACTTCTCCATACAGAACAACCAAACAACAACTATTTTTGATCATGATTGATGTTAAACTGATTCGTATTGTTACTGGCGAAGAAATCATCGCTGAAATTGTATCTCAAGATGATGATGCTATTACCTTGAAGAACGCTCTTGTAGTTCTTCCCAGTGCTCAGAATGTTGGATTCGCTCCATGGGCAACTGTCATTAGCAAAGAGAATCCTGAGGTTACAGTGCGTATGCAACACATTGTTTATGTTGCAGAACTCGATGAAAGTGTTGGTAAAAAATATAACGAAATGTTTGGGAGTAAACTGGTAACTCCCGATAAAAAGAAACTTATTGTATAAATAGGGACATGGGATTGTAACACACACATACACCCATAAGTCCAATTACCTGTATAAAATAATGTCAAACGCATATGAACTGCGGTTGGAACTTTTTCGCGAAGCCCGCGATTATCTGACCAACTTGTACGATAGAAATGTCCTGGAATGGGACAGACTCAATCAAGAAAAACTTGATAGAGAAAACAAGTATCAACAAGACTGGAGTCGATGGTCTGATCTTAGGGATGAGGGAAAAGCGACAGCAGAAGATTGTCCGATTTGTCCCGATCCAATTCAACTTCCAAAATATCCTGAGTACCCATCAAAGTACGAAATTCTTAGAACGGCAGAATTTATTAAAAGTTTTACTGATGGGAACGGTATATATGAAGTTAAGAAGGAGGAGATTTGAGATGAAGAGTGAATACAGAACACTTCTCTTTGTGGACAAACCACATCCCTGGTATTCCATCAACAACTCTGGACACCTCATTTGCCACCTCAAAAACTCTAATAGGATTGGTGCTAGGGATAGACTCGGAAGAATCTTAGGAGGGTCTTCCTGCCCCCCACAATACGATCCTAGCGTCAAATACACCGTCAAGTGGAGTAGGAGATGTAATCCAGATGGGTCTCTGAAATGCCTATACAAGAAACTAGTTTTCCCCGAAAAGTTCTTTGAAGGAACTGTTTATGATGGTCATCAATATCAAAAGAGTGGAGGTCACACCATCACCAAACAGATCATGATGCACCAGGCGGTAATGTGGACATTTCGGGATATCACCACAAATCCTCCAGCTGATTTTAATGATGAGCAGAAAGAGGCATGGGAGAATACACCAACTCCCATAAAACATTACATGCAAACTCTCTTGTCTATAAATCATAAGGATCATGATCCTTCTTTGAATTTTATTGACCTTGACGATCCTACTAAGGATTCGATAGAATATTGTTCTCCGAAGTGGAACACTAGAGCAGCTGTAAAGCACTATGGTGGTCATGTTTCCAATAAAGGAAAGATGGTAGACTTGACTGAAAGTGAACCAGAAGCAACCCCAATTGAATTATTATTTTCATGATGAAGCAACTTAAAACTCCTTTGAGATATCCTGGGGGCAAGTCTCGCGCTTGCACCAAAATGGAACCATACTTTCCTGATCTAAGAGACTTTAAAGAGTTTCGTGAACCTTTTCTTGGTGGAGGGAGTGTTGCTATTCACGTATCTAAAAAATACCCAACCTTGAAAATTTGGGTCAATGATCTGTATGAACCTCTGGTTAACTTCTGGAAGACCCTACAAGACGATGGTTATGCCCTGTACAAACGTTTGCAGGAACTTAAGTCTAGGTTTCCAGATCAAGAGTCTGCCCGAGGTTTATTTTTAGAAGCAAAGGATTTAGTAAATGACGATTCCGTATCCCCTTTATATCGTGCTTGTAGTTTCTACGTTATTAACAAGTGCTCTTTTTCTGGTCTCACTGAGTCCAGCTCCTTCTCAAAACAAGCGTCTGATAACA